TTATGTTATTGAAACAAATAGATAAAATTACTGCAGCAGAATTTATTGCAGATAGACATTATTCCGCAGTAATGCCGAGTTTGACAAAGTATTTTCTTGGTTGTTTCGTTGAAGAAGAGTTGGTGGGTGTTATTACTTTTGGTTGGGGCACAAGACCGAAACACACAATCCAAGCATTATTTCCAGAATTAGACACTAAAGATTATTACGAAATTGGTAAAATGTGCATGGATGATTCGATGCCCAAAAATAGTGAATCGCAATTGTTGTCATTATCAGTCAAGTGGTTAAAAGAAAATACAAACATTAAATATCTTTTTACATGGGCAGATGGTATTGTGGGCAAGCCTGGTTATGTGTATCAGGCTGCAAACTTTTTGTATGGTGGACATTCAATTACTGATACCTATGTTACAGAGAAGGGTGAGAAAGTTCATCCAAGAACTATACAGGGAATACTTCCGAATGAAGATGGATTGAAGTATGGACATAGACCAAACTTTGAGCAGTTGAAAGAATTGAAATTGAGTAGAGTAAAAGGAAAGCAATTCAGATACATCTATCCTATGTCAAAAAAGTATAGGAAGTATTTGAAAAAATCAACAGTTGAATGGAACTTGAATTATCCGAAACATTCAGATTTACTATGGAGAATTAAAACCCCAGGCGAAACGGAATATACACAAACTGAAACGATGCCATTTAATTTATCTAAGGAAACAGTATATAATAAAGGCTCTCAACTAAAATCAAATCTACTGGATTTTTTTAATTAATGCGAGTAGTTGGGCAGAAACCCTTTGGAGTTCCACTCCGAAGTGACAGGTGCAACTCCTGTTGCTCGCTCCAGTATTTAAAAAGCTGGTGTAGCTCAGTTGGTAGAGCATCTCATTTGTAATGAGAAAGTCGTTGGTTCAAATCCAATCACCAGCTCCAATGTTGACGGTAGCTCAACTGGTAGAGCACCAGTTTGTGGAACTGGATGTTGCGAGTTCAAGCCTCGTCCGTCAACCCAAAAATTTAAAAGAGATGTATTATGGGTATAATGAAAAAACAACTAATTGAAAAATTGATAGAAGATGAAAATCAACAAATTGGTTTTGTGGAAATATCTTCTGAAGAATCTGCCAGAGTCGAGCTAAAAGCAGACATGGCTAGAGAGAGGGAACGCGAACGTATCCAAATGGAAATGTACGATGACCCTTATTTAAATTGGAGTGGACATAGGTAAATGGTTATCTATGTTTGAAGCTTCAAAATTTTTATTATTATAAAAGGTAAAAATGTCAGAAACACTACGAAAAATTGTAGTAGAAACAATGATTCCAGCCAACTTCAATTTTATGGCTAGAGATTTAGATGGTTCAGTTCATGTATTTGAAAATGAACCAAATCTTGATTACGGAACGAACAAAAATCCTCTACCCTGCGATATGTGGGATGACCCAAGCGGGGGCAATACAAGGCCAGTCAGTTTCAAGACTGACACAGCTGCTGGAGACTTTATAGAAGAGTTGGGCGACTGGCGCGATTCTTGTGTTGAAATAACTGGAGGCAACTAATGAAAGGTCGTGCTGGTAAACGATTACGCCAAGAAGGTGCAATCAATCGTACAGAATTAACGATTGAGAAATATGAGAAAATCCTTCCAGCAGAAAAGGAACTGCTGAAAGTTGGGCGTAAAGAAAAAGACCTTCCTCCTAATGTGATTCCCATGTTGGAGAAGAAAATCAAACATTTTGAAGAGAAACTTGAAAGAGCTAAAACTACTCTTGAGAATACTAAGAAAAACAGAGGCTCTTGACAGCAACTTATAAATATGTTATACTAGGGGGTAATGGGAAACTGTTATCCTTTATTTTTTTATGTCCTAGTGAAAGGTAAACTTAATGGAAATAGAAATTAAAATTGAAGAACTCCGCAAAAAGAAAATCTTTGTAGCAACACCTATGTATGGTGGTATGTGTAATGGTATGTACACAAAGTCTACAGCTGACCTTGCAACCATTGCCACTCAATATGGTATGGATGTAAGATTTTTCTATTTGTTTAATGAAAGTCTAATCACACGTGCAAGAAATTATCTGACTGATGAATTTCTTCGTAGTCCTTATACTCATTTGATGTTCATTGATTCAGATATTCATTTTAATCCAAATGATGTTTTGACTTTAGCAGCACTTGATAAAGAGATTATTGGTGCACCATATCCTAAAAAAGTTATTGCTTGGGAGAAGGTTCGTAACGCAGTTGATGCTGGATTGGCAGATGATGACCCCACCATACTTGAAGAATTTACTGGTGATTTTGTTTTTAATCCAGTTGCTGGAACATCAGAAATTAAAGTATCAGATCCAGTTGAAGTTCTTGAAATTGGTACTGGTTTTATGTTGATTGCCAGAGAAGTTTTGGAAAAATTTAGAGATGCATATCCTCAATTTTCCTATAAACCAGATCACAATCGGTCAGAACATTTTGATGGTTCAAGATACATTCATGCTTTCTTTGATACTGTGATTGACTCTGAAGCTTTTGCTGGAAAAGGTTCTGGTGGAAGTGACCGCTATCTTTCAGAAGATTATATGTTCTGTCAGTTTACTCGTAAGATTGGAATCTAAACTTGGTTATGCCCGTGGATGAAACTTGGTCATGTTGGTTCTTATGTTTTCAATGGAACTTTACCAGCACTTGGTAATTTAGATTTTGCTGCTCATGGTAATGATATGGAAAGTAGACCTCATAACATTTCTGAAGAAGAAGAGAAAGAAGCTGAAAAGGCAGCAGGTAAAACTTTGAATCGTTCAGAACGAAGAAAAGCTGCAAGAAAGAGCAGAAAAAAGAAAAAATAGTTGACATTTTGCAATACTTATGATACAATAATACTATGATATAAACTAAACGGAGTATACTATGAAATTAAGTGAACAGACCGTTGCCTTGTTGAAAAACTTTTCTGGAATAAACCAGAATATTCAGTTCAAGGCTGGTAATAAAATTCAAACCATTTCTGCACAGAAGAACATTCTTGTGTCTGCAGAAATTCCAGAAACTTTTCCAAGTGATTTTGCAATCTATGATTTGAACAAGATGCTTGGTGTGATGTCTTTGTTTCAAGATCCAGATTTGGAAGTTGGAGATAAGACTATGAAGATTGGTGGAAAGGTGGACTATATGTTTGCTGACCCAGCAATGATTGTTTCCCCACCAGATAAAGATTTGGTTTTTCCAGAACCAGAAGTTTCTTTTACTTTGAGTAAAGGTGATTTCTCTCAAGTAATTAAAGCAGCTGCTGTTCTTGGTCTTCCTCATATTTGTGTTGAAGGTAAAGACGGTAAGATGAATATTGTTGCGACTGATATTAACAATTCTTCTTCTGATGAATTTACAACAGAACTTGGTGAAACAAGTTTGACTTTTAATATGGTTTTCAAGATTGAAAATCTTAAACTATTTAGTGGCGATTATAATGTTGAAATTACTTCTAAAGGTATTTCAAAGTTTACGCACACCTCTACACCTCTTCAATATTTTATTGCTACCGAATCTGATTCAACATTTGGAGGATAATATGATGGATAATATACAAACATGGTGGAATGCTAAAAGATACAAAAAATATTTGGTTAGTGGTTGCACCCGATGTTGGAGTCATTGTCATTGTGACAAAGAGTTCAATAAAAAGTTTCTTCCCTACAAAGAAGATTATAGGGCTTATCAAAAAATATACGGAGGATAATGCAACGAGATGATTTTTTATGGGTTGAAAAGTATCGCCCATCAAAAGTGTCTGAATGTGTCCTACCTAGTGATCTTCAAGAACCTTTCTCTGAATATGTAGAGCAAGGTAAAGTTCCCAATATGATTTTAAGTGGTGGCCCCGGCAGTGGTAAGACATCTGTTGCTAGAGCTGTTTGTGAAGAAGTTGGACTTGACTATTTGATGGTCAATGGTTCTGATGAAGGTAGGAACATAGATTCTGTAAGAACTATTTTAACTCAGTTTTGTAGTTCAGTTTCAATGACTGGCAAACGTAAAGCCATCATCATGGACGAGGCTGACTACATGAATCCTGACTCTGTACAACCCCTGCTAAGATTTTCTATTGAGAAATTTGGAAATAATGTCTCTTTTATTTTTACTTGTAATTATCGTAGTCGTATTATTGAGGCCATTCATTCACGCTGTGCTGTCTTTGATTTTGTAATTCCAAGTAATGAGAAACCAAAGATTGCTGAGAATTATCTCAAATTATGTGAAGGTATCCTTGAGAAAGAACAAGTAAAGTTTGAACGTAAGGTTTTGGCTGAACTCATTATGAAATACTTTCCAGATTTTCGGAGAGTGTTAAATGAGTTACAACGATATTCTGTTTCAGGAGTAATTGATACTGGTATCCTCACCAATCTTAATGAGATTAATCTTGCAGAACTTATCGGTGGCTTGAAGGGTAAAAAGTTTTCTGAAGTTCGTAAGTGGGTGAACCAGAACATGGATCAAGACACCGCGAAGTTGTTTCGCAAGTTGTATGATACTTTTCATCAACATTTAAAACCTCAGTCTGTTCCACAGGCTGTGTTAATCATCGCAGACTACCAGTATAAGTCGGCATTCGTGGCAGACCAAGAAATTAACATGGTGGCCTGTCTAACTGAAATTATGGTAGAATGTTCATTCAAATGATTACATTAAATGAAAATATTTTAGATGAAAATTTACATCAATTGATCGACA